CAATGAAAGGTTGGGGAGATGATTACCGAGCATGGCAATTAGTTTCATCAAACGTCAATGGTTCAGATAGCATGGAAACTGAACCATTATATTTCAGAAGCGGCGAAGATTCTTCTTGGGGTTCATTAAGAAAGGTTGTTGTTGAAGACGGTTCAACGAAGGATGTTTCTATTGGAGGTAATCTTTCTCTAGCAGAAAATAAGAGAATATACTTCGATTCTACAGACACTTATATCTATGCTAATACTGACGCTACTGAATCACTTCATGTAGCCGCAGATGCAAGTATATATTTAGACCCTGATTCAGATGTGGTAATTAGAGCAGGTTCTACTGAATGGGCAAGATTCGATGGTAGCACTCAAAGAGTCGGAATAGGCACTACGAGTCCCGAATGTGAATTGCACGTTGAAGGTAGCATAGCAGTTGCTTACGCTTTAGCACACGCAGGACAAACCGGACAAAACAGATTAGTTTTTGGTACTAATACTCAGACATTCCAAACTGCGGGAACAACAAGAATGACCATTCAGGCTGATGGTGATATAGACGTAAGTGGAGGTATACAATCAACTTCATCAACAAAAGGATGGAATAATTGGAGTATGATGCGATTTGGTAAGTTAGATTACGGAACATCGGCAAGTGGGGGTGCTGGACTTAAAGCACTTACCTTTGATGATAACGAAGCAGGGTATGGAAACATCGCAATACCAACAGATATTACAATTAGAGCCGTTCAATTCAGAACAAGCGGTGTTGTTCTTAGTGGAACAACCGCACAGGTTTGGAGAATATTCGCAAATGGGGATGCAGGTACAGGGACATTAACTAATCTCAGCCTTGATGCAAGTGACTTCACAAGACAGAACTCAGAGAATGCAAACTCAACTGCACATACTTACACAATGACAGGTCTAAGCGCATCCTATGACGCAGGTGACATTATATCAATAAGAAGAGAATCTGGTGCAGTAGACATGGGTGATGTGATAGTGGATATTTATTATAGCCATGATATTTAGGTGATTAAATGACAGAAGAAGAAGAACCAGTAGAACAATATGTAAACCCAAATGTAACAGTAAGTTACAATGTTGGCCCCGGCCATGAATTGTATAACCCAGATACAACAGAAGAATTTAACTGGGAAGAATTAAGAGCGAAAAGAAATGGTAGGTTAAAGATGGCAGATAAGTATCAAGGCATTCTGTTTTACAATACATTAACCACAACACAACAAACTGAGTTAGCCACATATAGACAGGCTTTATTAGATATTACAGAGTATGATACAACAGCAGAAGCATGGGCTAATTGGCCTACTAGACCTGATTGGATGTAATACTTTGTTAAGAACAAGTGTTAAAAGAAGAAGTTCTGGTGTCGAGCATATATAAACTGACGAAGCATTGGCGGAACTTTTTAGTCCAGCATATTCCCCCACAGGGGCCAAATAGCGGCATTTGGGGGCTGATGCTGTGATGGGATAACCGACCCAAAGAACGCTCTCAGAAGGCACGCAATCGCACATTTTCGGGGTGTTTCAAAACCCAAAGAGATACAAAACTGAGGAAAATATATAACAAGTTAATGCTGGTAATTAATTTTCCTAGAATCAAAAAAAGGCTTATTTCTAAATTAACTTTTGGAATTTTTCAAAAGCCAAAAAAAAGTTAGTGAGCCTCCGCTAAGGGTAAGACTTTCTCAGACCAAAGAGCATTACACTCTCGGCATTCCCAAATCTTTACTCTTTGCGGAGAACCCACATAAAACCCTAGAATCCTTCTAGGGATTGTTTCAACACCACAAGACGGGCATTGTTCTCTAAGGGCCACGGATTCCACTTTCCTCAGTTATTAGATTATCCATGTATTCTTCGATGGTTTGATTCGATACTCTATCTGAACCAAACGCAGCGAAGAATAACAGGCTAACTCCAAGGATAAATACTACCCATAGCACGGCTTCTATTGTTGACACCATTACCAATTCACTTCCATTATTACTTCTTCTTCTTTCTCGTTTGAGAATCCTTTAACAACGTTTTCAGTTACACCCTTCTGCCATAGGTCATAAACCAACTGACAGTCCTTTAGGCAATATTCAGCAACTTCTGAATATCCCCCTGCTTTCCAGACTTTAGGTGCATCTGCACTATCCATTGTTTTGGATTCATCGAGTGTGTGAGATACTAAATTGTTAAGGCTATATCTTTCACCTGCAATTTTAGTTATCTCTCGGCTAGTATCAATATATGCTCTTTTATTTAAATACTTTTGTATACAATATATATCAAGTGCATCTCTTAATACAGGTAAATCAAATCCTGCAATGTTATGTCCTAGCAACTTACCACCCTTTTCAAGGTGGTCATCTAAATCAAACTTAAGTTGAGATATAGGCTTAACATCTATGTTACCTTTCTTTAAGTCATCTACTGCTTTATCAATATAGATGGTTCCTTTATCTCCATCCCATGTGCATACAGTAGACACTTGAAACATATGGGTATTATCCCACCCGCCAATATCATAAGAATAGTTCTTTGTTTCAATATCAAGGGCCATTACATCACTCATTCTGAACCACCCCATAACTTAGAAATACTCTTTTTCTTATCTTCTTCTGGATTAACTATGCTATCTTCCCATGACTTGGTTAAGAAAGCCACAAGATGATTTCCATCACCTACTGCTATTATAGAGGCTAGTTGCCATCCGGCTTCTCCCTCAACATTTAAACTATCAACCACCGTCTTGGGGCCATTGTTTACATCAAATACTAAAAACTTAGTCTTATGTTTCATTGTTTACATCTTCCTTTAATCTTACATATGTGCTTTTACTAATCTTTCTGGTTTCAAAATATTCTTCTACCTTAGGCCACCATTTATAAATAGTTGCTGCACCTTTTTGAGTTTCTTGTCTAACCTTAGAAAACAACTCTGCCTTATGAATCCATCCTTGTTCATCTGCTTCTTGTTTACAAATCTTTTTAAAGACGGCATAATTGGCTTGATTTGCCATACTCTTGTGTTCCACTCTAAGGGCTTCATCTAGCCAAGATACAAGACTCTTATAACATTGTCGGACAAGAGAAGAGGCCTGTAGCACATGGTTTTGTGTTACAATAAATCTTTTTGATTTATCAGGAATACTTGGGGCTTCGGCAATACAACATAGAACCGCAAGTTTCTGAATATGTTTCAAAATTCTATTAATGAAAGTTTCCATTGCTTCAAAGACTTCTTGTCTACTATCCGTAATATATTCTTCCATCAATATACATTCTCTAGTTAACGCATCGTTTGCTTGTTTATTAATTGTAACAACCTTAAGTGGGTCACAATCTACTTCTTCATATCTTTCTTTGACTACTTGGAAAAGTTTTACAAAAGCATCTGCATATTTTAATAGTGGTTCTTCTGCACTTTTTATTGTTCCCCAATCAGAAATTAATCTTCTTCTCATCTGTTGTTGTTGGTGTTGTGGAACTTCCCATATAAATATGAGCATTCGCTGTAGAACACCCTTTTCTGTAATAACAGTTGTTAACTGCTTAGGGATATAACTTGTAGCAAACGAAGAACGCTTACATCTACACTCTAAAGGTTCATCACCTAATTTCAATTTCTTCTTAATAATCCAAGTAGAACCCCACAAAGTATTCATAAATGTATTTAGATATACAATAGAATTTTCTTTGTGTTGTGATTGTTTAAATATTCCTGAATACTCAAACTCATCCCACATTGCTAATCCATTACCCTCTAATTGACCGGGGGTTGGTCTAGCAACTTGAACTGTTACAAAACTACCATCTTCTTGCTGAACTTGTTCTTCAGCATTTTCCATTGAACCAATTAATGCAGCATCTGTATAATCAGTTACATCAAATATATTAAAATCCTGTCCGTGGTCAGTATTTAATATGGTAAAGGTTCTTTCAACAATTGGCTTAAACCAATTTGTTAAAGTAGATTTACCAGTTCCTGAGGTCTGAAGCCACAAGAAATGCAATCGTATATCATCTTTATTTACACCACTAGGTATTGCTACCATGTCCTTACATAACTGTCCTAACATTGTAAAAAATGCTAGTGACGCAGGTACGTTATTATAGTTAGAAGCCTGCACCGCATCTTCGGTAAACTTCTGTGCTATTTCAGGTAATGTTAATTTATTACTTGTTACCTGCTTATCATCATCTATAAAAGCGTAAAACGCTTCATCTTCATTATTATTTTCAATATTCATACTATCACTCTATCTTCACTATTCAACGTGTCTATGATTCTCTGTGCAATCGTGGGGCCAATTCCCTCTATTAAAGTTAACTCTCCTGACGTTGCCTCTCCT